TTTTTATTTTTAACACCATCGTTAACACATTGTCAATCCCCCAAAATTTTTATTTTTAGTCAACCTGGTGTATGATAAAAACATGAGAATCGTAGACGACCACAAAAACACAAAGCCATCGACACGCCGTCGCCGGGTACGGAAGTCAGAATGTTTCCTGGAAAAACCAGAGAAAGAAATTTCTGACACCAGAAAGGTATCAATTTTTGTAGACCGAGAAACAGAGAGAATGATCGAAGAGCTTCGTCGTTATGGAGCAAGGGATGCGGTTATAGCAAAGGCGATAAAGTTCCTGTATGACAAAGATCAAGCAGCATTGCGGATCGCAGAAGCAATAATAATTTCATAATTTTGCAAAAACATGAATTATCGTATTGTCAAGCGATTTTTTTTCTGTTACTCTGAGGATGTAGAGTGTGGAAACGCCTACAAATACATGCGTGGAAACGCAAAGGATAAACAGATTTATGGCATGGAAACTTAAGACGCTTCAGAATGGAAATTTTGAAGTAAAAGATGGAAAGCCTGTTTTTGTCGATGAAGAAAGTGGATTAGAAGTTGCCTTCGATTACACGGAGCACGTCAACAAAGTTCACAGTCTCAACGAAGAAAACAAGCAGACCCGGATCAAGTTTGAGGACAAGTATAATTCTCTCAAGCAGTTTGAAGGCCTTTCGTTCGATGACATCAAGAAAAACGCTGATGCCGCCAAGACGTTGGAAAACATCGAGGCGCTGAAAAAGGGTGAACTGGACAAGCTTTCTAAAACCTTCCAGGCAAGTCACGAGGAAGAAGTCCGAAGAATCACCGCTGCAGCAGCAGAACGCGAAAAAGAACTGCTTGGCCAGGTAAGCGAACGGGATCAGAGGTTTAATCAGCTGACTCTCGACAACGCTTTTGAACGCTCTCAGTTCCTGAAGGAACGTGCCGGCACATCTGTTTCTCTCATTCGTTCACATTTCGCCCCACAGTTCAAGGTTGAAGAAAACGGCACCATTTATGGCGTCGATGCCAATGGCAACAAGATCCTTTCAAAGAAGCGCGTCACCGAAGTAGCGCCCTTTGATGAAGCATTGCAAATCCTGGCAGAATCTCATCCGGACAAAGACATGTTTTTGAAGCCGATTGAAAAATCTGGCGGCGGCATGAATCCTGGTGGCAGATTTTCTGGTCCAGAAGCTACAAAGGTAGCTGCGGTTGCAAATCGCTTCGCTGATCCGAAGATGACTCCGGAGCAGAAGCTGGATCTTCTTAACCAGAATGGCATGTGGGGATTCGGCGGAACCAATCCGCAAAAGTAACTTCTTTTTTAAGAAAGGAATCCTTATATGGGTATGACACTTCTTGAAGCCGCCAAATTGATGGTGGCCAACGGTCAGCTTTCAGAGTCGGTAATCGTGGAAATGGTTGCGATGAGCAATCCTCTCCTTCAGTTCATTTCTTTCAACGGCATTCCCGGAATGACTTATTCTTACACCGTTGAAGCCGGTTTGCCCGAAGTGGCTTTCCGTGGTATCAACGAAAGCTTTACCGCAAGCACTGGCGTTCTGAATCCTCAGAGCGAAACCCTGCTTCCGGCTGGCGGCGAGATTGAAATCGACAGCTACATTCTGAGACGCGGTGGCGCACGTAACGCCTCTGCTCAGCTCCGTCTGAAGCTCAAGGCTCTCAATCAGCTTTTCCTGCTCAAATTTTTCAAGGGCGATTCCGAATCCAACGTAAAAGAATGGGATGGACTCCAGAAACGCCTCGTCGGCGAACAGGTTTTCACTCCTGCTGAAAACGGTGGCGCTCTCAGTCTGGCTCAGCTGGACGAACTCATCAGTCGCGTCGCCGAACCTACCCACCTTGCAATGTCTAAGGCTCTGGCAACCAAATTTGGTGCAGCTGCACGCGACACCGCAATCGGTGGCTACATCACCACTTCCGTTGACCAGTTCGGTCGCCGCGTAATTTCTTACGCAGGCCTCCCGATCATGGAAATCGAAGACGCTCTTGGTGGCAACACCATTCTGCCGTTCTCTGAGACTTGCGGTAACTCCAGTGTTACCACGTCTCTGTATTGTCTCTCTCTGAGAGACGGTATGATTTCCGGTCTTCAGGGTTCTGAAGGCATGACCATTTCTCAAATCGGCGCTGCTCAGAATGCCAATAAACCGGCTAACCTGACCCGCATCGAATGGGATATTGCAATCGCCGTTGAACACGGTCGCGCTGCCGCAAGATACAAAGGTATCACCAACGCCGCCATCGTTAAGTAATCACGCTGGCGGGGGAAGCTTCAGCTTCTCTCGCCAATATTAACAGCCATAGAGCAGGAAGTTTAAAATGGAAATTAACGTACAGAATGGCGTCGGTGTTTACGATGCTAATATGGTTCTGAATGATGCTTCTGCTGACAGCGTAACCTCGACCACTGGCGTAGTCGGCACCACTGGTACCGGCAAGGTTGCAACCGTCAGAGATTTCGGCGCGAAGGTTCGTGCTGACGGTAATCTTGTCATTGTTGTTTCTGCCAACAGTGTTATTCCTGGAGCCAAACAGACCATCAAGCTTCAGGGTTCTAACGACGGCTTTGTTGGTGACATCGTTGATCTTGTAACCAAAGAATTCGGCGATGCAGCAGATCTCCCGGGCAATGTCGATATTGGTCCCGGCAAATACGTCATCCCGTATTCCAATGTCGTTGGCGCAACCGCGTATCAGAAAGTTCGCGCCTGGAGCGTTGTAAACGAGCCGTCTCCGAACAGTCCGGCCAACCACATCACCCACATCACATATCTGGTTCCCAATAACAGATAAGGAGTAACTGCCGATGAAAACGATTACAGAAGTTATCGCCAAGCCATCATCTATTCCTACGAAAAAGAATGGCGGCATGGTGACTCTGTTTCATCCAGGGACAGAAGAAATTCGCGATTTCTGGCCGATTGACGCTAAAGAAGCCAGGCAAAACGGATGGGTTACGAAGCCTGAAAGGGCGTTTCTTGTTGAAGCGCCGAAGGAAGTAGTAAATCCTCCCGGCGTGCCTTCAGCAGGTCCTTCGGCTCCATCTCCATCAGATGTCGCTGGAACCGAAGAAACTGTCGGCTCTGGAGCCAGAAGATCTCGGCGAACCAACCTTCCCTCGTCTGAATCTTCAGACGAAAGTAAATGAGTGAGGCGCGGGGCTGGTCGAACGGCCAGCCCCGCTTTTCTTTTATATGCCAATTTCTCCAAGCATTTTAATCGTTGAAGATGGAACTATTGTTGCCGATGCCAACACATTGGTAGATTGGGACTATGCTGAAAACTATCATTTGCTGCGTGGTAATGACGCCTGGACTGATGGTATTCCCATGAAAAAACAGCAGGCATTGATCCGCGCATCGCATGCATTCGGAGTAATTTACCGCGACAAGCTTCTTGGACAACAGGTTTCTTACGGCGTTCAAACACTTGAATATCCAAGAACCGGTGTTGTTATAAACGAGATTGAACAGGCCGAAGATTCAATTCCAGACGCTATTCAACAAGCGGTATGCGAATTGGCTCTACGAGAATTGGCTACTCCAAACAGCATAATGCCGGACCTTGAACGCGGTGGAGATATCAAGAGCGTCAAGGCAGACACGGTTTCGATTGAATTTATGGATCGAGCATCGAGCTTTACCAGTATTCCATTTGTGGACAAGCTGCTGGTAAATTATATCTCTGGGACCTTTTCAAGTGGATTTTCTGTTAGCGATATTATCGTGACTTATTAACACCGGTTAACCGGTTAAGGTGTTTTCATGGCAGTTTTAGACTCTGTAAAAAAGATTGTTTATGGTGCTCTTAAGGGAGAGTTTAAAACTTTCCTGATTTTAAGAACCATTGAAACTCCATCTGAAACTCAGCCATGGAAGGTTAATCAGAAAAGCACAACTCAGCATGAATGCCTGGCCCTTCGGTCTGACTATAAAAATTGGGAAATTGACGGAGAAAAAATTCTTAAAGACGATTGTAAAATCACGGTTTTAGCGATGTCTATTCCTGCAACTATTGGCGGCATTATAGATAAAAAAACAGATACCGTTAAAGATCCCAGATCAAATCGTGTGTGGAAAATAGAAAGCATTAAGATTGATCCTGCAGATGCCACATATCGTCTGCAGTGCCGGTAAAACAGCATGTCAAAAAACATAAAAAATATTGGCGAAGTGATTGCCGAGATATCTCATTTCGGCAATGTCGCCGTACCTGCCGGCATAATTGAATTTCAAAAAATATTGGTTCAGAAGCTGCACCAGCTAATTTTAACAAAGACGCCTATAGACAAGGGCGTGTTGCGAGGGAACTGGCTTCTGACCATAGATAGCGTTGACGAGTCTTATGATGAAAACAAAAAAACATCTGCCGAATCAACCGGCGCAGTTATAACTTCTGAAGAAGCCGCAGATGTTGAGCGAGTTCTTGAAGAACTTACCGTGGCTGGACTTGGGCACACTGTTCATTTGTCAAACAGCACGCATTACGCTTTAAAGGCAGAGATAGACGGTTGGGGGCCTAATACGCCGCCCTATGCCATGGTAGCGCTTTCTTTGCAGGAAATTTATACATCTATTGGCGCAGCAAGAAAAGAATTTGAACAGACGGTAAAATCTCTGCAAAGCAACGTAAAGGTTAAATATGCTGCAAACGTATAATGAAGAAAATGATGCCATTAACGGACTTTTCCGGGAGCAATGGATTTTGGACCCGGATGAACCGATGTCTGGCGAACTATCTCCGATAGCATGGGAAGGCATAGATTTTGAAAGGCCAAAAGATGCGGAAGGTCGTCTTCTGGACTATGTTGCCCTTCACATTGTTAACGGGGAGGCTCAGCGGATAGGATATGGATCGCCTGGAAGTAATCTGTGTAGACATCCCGGCATCATTGTTGTTAAGATATTTGCAGGCCATGGACTTGGCACTGCCGAGAGTCGGGCTTTACAATTAGGCGATAGATTTTGTCAGATTTTCAAATCGAATCAGATATTAACCGGAGTAGTCTTTCAGGCTCCATATATTCGTAAGATTGGTGAGAATCCAGACAAAATGTATCAGGTGAATGGTTTTTGTCCATTCACACGCGACAATTATTCATAAGGGGAATACAAATGGATAGTTCACTTTCTCAAATTGGTTACGCCATCGAGTCGGCGTGGAAGATTCCACCATCTCCGCTGACTTTTCAAACTCTGCGCTTCAACTCAGAAACCCTGAAAATTGGTCGCGACAAAGTACAGAGTCAGGAAATCCGAAACGACCGTAATGTCGCCGATCTTATTGCTGTTGGCAACAACGCTGGCGGCGGGACAGAGCATGAGCTGAGCTACGCAACTTTTGACGACATTATCCAGGCCGTAATGTTCGGCGCATGGAATGCAAACGTCATCACAAACGGTACTGCTTTAACCAGCTTTCACATGCTCAAGAAGGAAACCGGTCAGCAGTCTCAGACAATTTATGAGCTGTTCAAAGGCATGGTCATCAACTCTATCTCGATCAAAATTACCAAAAAAGCGGTAATGATGATCAGTATTTCGTATCTTGGCGCAAACGGCGAAGAAACTCTTGTGGCCCCCGGAACTTTCGTTGCTGCCAATACCAATCCGGTATTTGACGCAACCAACGCCTTCCTGGTTAACGAAGCTATCGTATCGCCGGCACCATTCATCAGCGAAATGACTCTTGATCTCAACAACAACTGTACGGTTGATGATGCTTGCGGCGAAATCGAAGCAATTGGCATCGTATCTGGACAGTTTGTTGCGTCAGGATCTCTCTCGCTTTACTTCCGCAACATCAATCTTTTGACCGCCTACCTCGACAATCTGGATGGTCCGCTGGAAATTACTCTTGGGAATACCACCAATCAAAAATACACAATCGAATTGCCCAAAGTAAAATTCGGCGATTTCTCCCATCCGACAGCTGGCAACAGTCAGAGCGTAATTGCAACTGCACCATTCACCGCTATTTATGATAGCGTGGCTGGTTATGCTGCGAAAATCACTCGCGCCGTTGCGTGACCTGACGCGGTGTGGTATCGTATAGATATCACACCGCTTTTCGCGGTCAAACAGGAGACAACCAGAACATGAAACCAGAAGTTCCAGAAACCAAAGATGTGGCCAAAGAAACTCTTCCAGACATTCGCATGCTTTTTGGTATTGACACCAAGAAGGCTGTCGAAGGAACGTGGATTGAGTTCGGCAATGGCTTTGCAGTATTCGCCCGTCGCGCTGATGACAACAACACCGAATTTCAGCTTGCAAAATCTAAGGTGTTTGCAGAGGCTGAATTTTCAAGACGCATGCAGATGGGCATGGTAACTCAGAAAGATCTGAACAAAGTCAATTCTCGCCTATGGGCTGATCACGTCATCCTTGACTGGCGCGGCGTTGTTCTTGATGGCAAAGAAGTTCCTTTTTCAAAAGAAAAGTTCCTTGAAGTTGTGAATATGGATTGCATGACAGATTTCCTTGAAATGATTCTGACTGCAACTGCCAATCGTCGCAACTTCAGATGGGAAGAAACTGAAAAAAAGTAAGAGCGTTTTATGGTTACAGGCTCAAATTTTCCGAAGGGAATTTATGGGATAAATTTGTAGCCATATCGAAGCGAACAGGCGTTCTGTGCCCGGAGCTGAAAAATGCTCCGGGTTTACCGGAACACCTTTCTGTTTATTGGAATATTTTTCAGGACTTGCGATTTTCGGTGAATGCAAACGGGCAAATCCCGGTCAGCGAAGTTCTATCGTATTGTTCGCTGATGAACATTTCAGATCCTCAAGATCGCCAAACGATTTTAGAAGTAATCAATGGCATTAACCAGGAGCTTTCAGATTATCAGTTAAGCAAACAAACATGATTGGTGGTGATTTTGGTGGCAGCTGAATTAGATGTCAGTATTAGCTCTCAACAAGCAGTCAGTGGCGGGAATGAGCTTGTTCGCATTTGCGATAAGATCATTCAGGCAATTAAGCAGGTTGACACCACAATCACTGCCGGTCAAAAACAGATCGACAGTCTTGGTAAAAGTTTTACCGAAGAATCCAAGGCGATTAGTAATGCCGTAACAAATCTCGGAACGTCGTTTCAAAAGGCGACTTCTGGGATGGAAGAGCACAGCAAGGCTCAGGACAAAAATACAAGCCGTGCCGAGCAATACATTTTAAAGCTCAGAGATCTTGCAAGAGTTGAGCAGTTTTCTGTTGATATAAATAAAAAACTCGGGATTGCCTCTGAAGAAACAGCTAAAAGAAAGGCTGTTTACACTGCTCAGACGCTCCGCCATATTGCTGCAACTTCCGAAGAAGGGCAAGCTGTTGATAGTTTAATCCGCAGATTGCATTTGCTGAAGGGGATAAGAGAAAGGCAGGAATCTGTCCAAGAAAACATTGTTAAGCGGCAAGCATTCAATACTGCCTTGTCTCAAGAAGCAGAAATCCTTTCTCGCGTTAATGCTAGGGCAACAGAACTTGGCGTTAAAACGACAGAGCTTACGGCTTATAAACAGTTCCTTGCTCAGGCGACAAAGTTAAATATTGATTTTAACAGCGAAGAATTTGCTTCTTTGCAGCAGCTTTACATTGCCAAAGAACAGCAAATACTTATCTCTAAGCAGTTAAATGCCAGCGGTAAAGCCGTTGCGGCAACCCCTTCTTTTTATGCTGGTGCTCCGCAAATGGCAACAACTCCCTCTTCTATGAATGTAGAGACTGTTGTTACGGGACAGCTTGTCAGCCTGTACCGTCAGTATAGCAGCAATGTTGCTGAACTTGCCATCCAGAAAGAAATCCTTAACCGAAAAACAGCTGCGGGTAATTCTTTAACGGAAGGTGAAGCGGCAAGAATAGAAAAGTCCGTTCGCGTTATGGCGGCAAACAGAGCTGTCATAGAAGAATTTGAGCAAAGCAAGTCGCGTCAAGATGCGGGACAGGCAAGAGTCAATAGCGCTATGGGTGGCGCTATTGATGAAAACATTCAACTTCAGCAACAAATTGATTTATATCGTCAGTTTGGCAGAATGCCAGCTGAGCTTGCCATTCAAAAAGAAGTTCTTAATCGAGTTACTGCAGCTGGCGGAGTTGTAACAGATAAAGAACGTGCCGGATTTGAGGCTACTGCCAGGGTTGCGGCTACCAAGCGGGCGGAACTGGCCAAGCTTGAGCAGCAATATGATAAAACAAATGCCTCTGTCAGTAGAGTAAGCACCGGACTGACAAGAATGCAATTGATTTTGTCGGGCATGGCCTACATGGGCATCAGCAGAGCAGTAAGCAGCGTAGCCGATTTTTATACTAATTTGTCAATTGCCAATGCCGTTACTGAAGCAACGACCTACCAAATGGCCGCTCTTGAAAAACAAGCCCGTAGTCTTGGTAAATCTACGGTTTTCACAGCAGGCGAAGCCGCGCAGGGCATTCAATTTCTCGGACAAGCGGGCATGGAAGTACGAGATATTATGAAAACGCTTCCAGATGCTTTAAGTCTTGCGTCTGCCGGAAGTATTGATCTTGGCCGCTCTGCAGATATCGCAACAAATATCATGGCTGCATTCGGCTTGAGAGCCAACGAGTTCGGTCAGGCCGCAGACGTAATTGCTTATGCTGCGGCAAAGTCAAATACTAATGTTGAGCAGCTGGCCGAAGGCATGAAGTTTGCCGGACCAGCAGCAAGAGCGGTTGGATTGGATCTTGGCGAAACCGCCGCTATTATGGGTACGCTTTCAAATGCCGGTATTCAAGCGAGTATGGCCGGCACCAGCCTGCGTCAATCCCTGATTCAGCTTTCAAAAGAACCAACCAAAAATGCTAAAAAAGCTCTTAAAGAGCTTGGATTAACTTTTGACGATGTTAATCTGCGAAGCAATTCTTTTTATGATGTAATGACAAAGCTTTCTCAGGCGGGGATGGGTCTTGGCCAGGCCGCCGCCATCTTTGATACAAGAGCCGCAACGGCAATGTTGGCGTTGAGTAAAATGATTCCTCAATGGGATAAATTAAATACCGGCATTAAAGGCGCAACCGGAACCGCAGAAAGAATGGCCAGAATCCGCCTTGATAACTTAACAGGTGATTTCAGACTTTTGGCCAGCGCTACCGAAGAATTGATTTTGACTCTTGGCGACGCCGGATTATTGCGCATGATGAGAGATATGGCAACGGGTTCAAAAGACGTTGTTTTATGGACGAAGGACGTTGTTGGCGCATGGAATGAATGGTGGGACACTTCCGAAAAAAGCGTTGAAAGCCTCACCAGATATAGTGAAACCGCGCATGATGTTGCTGAGGGTCTTGGCTTGCTTGGAATAGGGATAAAAAGTTTCAATGTAAATCTTGCTGGATCAAAAACAGAGGCAGAAAAAGCCTCTCCTGCAATCAAAATTGTTAAAGACCAAGCTGCAAATTTAGCTATGGTTTTGTCGAGTATTGTGGGCTTAAAAATTGCCGCATGGGGGCTTGATGCTGCTCTTGGCTTGTCGGCTCTCGCTGGCGGGATCACTAAGGCGTGGCAGGCCGGCATATTGCTTGAAGCTGTTCTTGGTCTTATTACTCTTAAGTTTCGCATTATTTTTTACGCACTTTACGGTGGCAAGCTGATTTACGAGATGCACCAACTGACTCAAGAAACCGAAGCTGCTAACACGCAGGTCGGTAAAATGAATGACCAGCTCAAGGAAATGGCTGGTTATTCTAAAGGCGCGGCAAAAAGTCTTATTGAAGTTACCGCAGAAGAATATAAAGCGTTGTTTGAAAGCATTAACATTACACCATCCGCCAAAATAACGGTCGATGATCCGAAGCCAAAAGAATTGGCTAAGGATTGGCATAAAATCAACGACCTTGTTAATGAATATAAGTCTTATGGTTGGTGGTTGCCTGTAGATAAGCTTAAGCATCTTGATCAGCTTGAATTGGCTCAAAATGCCATGCTTAAGATGTATAAAACACTAACATTTGCGGCTGGAGCCGCCAATACCACTTTAAACATCACAAAAGTTAAATTAGACAATCTCATGGAGTCGGCATCAAGAGCTGTGGCTATTATGTCTGGCATCCCTGGCGCTATCTTTCAGGTTCCGAAACCAAAGTTACCGGATGACGATGCCGGA